GTTTTCAGATAGTTGTAGAATTTTGTTGTAATTCCATCCTGCAGGTCTGTCTGGAACTCTTCATCTGTCATTTCACAAGCTACTTCATATCCATGATCCTTGATAGCTTCGATAGAAACTTCTTTTGCATATTTTTCAAGAGTAATCTCTGAATAAGGTTTATCTTTTACCTCGTAATGTGTTCTTGGAATCACATCACCTTCTGCTACAGTTCCGCTCTCTAACGTTCCTTCTGCATATTTGCTTTTAAGAACAGTTCCCGGCTGTTTTCTAATTGCTCTTGAAATTCCAAGAATTTCTCTTAAAGCTTCCCAGTTTCTTTCAAAAGATGTAACAAAATCAATTTCTCTTGCCTTTACATCAATGTCTCCTGTTGTAATCAGTCCTGCGTTTGCTGCAAAGAACTGCAAATTTGTGTTCATCGTTAATCTGTTTTTGTTCATATAAAACTCCTTTACTGTTGGAATAAAGAAATGTTTTCGGCAATTGTTTTCCGACGTTCTGATCTATCTTTGATAGATAAAATGCTCTCTCTTGTTGCATGCTTATCACCACCGGGATCATTTTCATTCGGTTTTGTAAAATGCGCCGGCGGATTCTGCTTATTTACAAATGCATTTGCATCTGTCTTTTTAGCTTCCTCAATAAGATCACTGAACCCTATCAGCTTTCCATTTCTCACGCTTACGCCTTTGGAAATGTCTTCCATAATGGCTTTCTTTGCAGATTCAGAAGTAAACTCGATTTCCGCAAATGCTTCTTTCAAAAGTTCATTCTTCTCATGCTCTGCGATTTTGGCTTCGTAATCTTTTTTGGAATCCTCTGCCTGTCTTTTCCAGTCATCACGCTCTCTTAAAATGTCTTCCGGACTTTTTCCATCCAACCCTTCAAGCATCCTCTCTGCTGATTCTGCCCGGGTTTTCCACTGTTCGGATTCTGATGAAGCTTTTTTAACTTTGTCTTCCATTTCTTCTTTGGAATACAGTTCTTCACCCATACTCTTTTTAAGAGATTCTTTCTGTTCGTCTGAAACTTCAATTCCGAGTTTCTTTAATTCGTTTGCTACGTTTACCATGTTTCTACCTCTTTCTTTCCAAGTTGTTACTCCGGTCAGTCCGGCACGAATGAGTTGCTATTTACTCCATAGCTGGCAATTGGGAATGAAGGAATCGAACCCTCGACAACCCGGATATAAGCCGTGTCTTCTTCCACTGAATTAATTCTCAAAAATAAAAAAAGCACGCCCAAAATAGGACGTGCCATGCATCATCCCATAACTATTCTAGGTTAGCGAACAGAATCCCTTTTTCTGTCCGGTACTTTTAATATTCTTTTCAATATATATTTTAACCTATTTTAAACAACTTTTTGTACCATTTTAAAAAGGGCAGATTGCTCCACCCCTCTTTGCTATTTCCCACCGAAATACCTTCTAAGTACTTCTTTTTCTTCTTCCACAATGCAATCCTTTCTTAATCTGTTGCACTGGTCGTATATATACTTTCCGTACTCTTCTAATTTGGCTATCATTGCATTTTTATTTTCCAATGTAGGATTTTTAATGTATTCTTTTTTAAGCCCTATATAGTCCTCATACTGCTTTATAACATCCATTTTCAATTACCCCATTCAAAATATCATCTGCTATACCAACGACTTCTTTTCCATAAAGAGACAGAAAATCCGCTACGATTTCCTCTACATCTATTGGAATTTGGCAGTCATATGAAAACGAAGCGCAGTGTACCAACTCATGAGATAGAACTCGCTCTAACAGACTTCCGCTTAATGAATTTGACAAATAAACCTTTCGTGTGTTCCAATCTGTAACACCAAGTGTAATTGTTCCGTCTGAACGCATCAAGCATTCACTATTAGGATTTACATATAAAATATTCCATTCAACATCATTGATTTTAAACACTGCGCTCACCTCTTAGATTTTCTGCAACATCATCTGTAATTCATTTCTCCACATCTGCTTTTCTTCCGGAGCTGCATCTGATGTCATTTCAGTAATATCCATCTGCATATCTCGCAAGTAATCTTTTCTTGCTTTTGCACGCTCTTTTTTATCTTCCTCTGAATTTCCATGATGGTTTTCTCTGGTCTCCATATAAGTACGTCTGGAAATACCGGCTTTTCCCTCTCTGGAATCCCTCGGATATGAACTATCTCCCATCATTCCAGTATCTGTATACATCCTTTTCAGGTCTTTCTTATCCATGTCTCTCATGTGCTCTGCATCTTCGTAATCATCCGGGTACATGTGATAATATGGGGGTTCATCATATCCTCTTCGTTTTCCTCTGCCTTTCGGTGCAAATCTTCCATCAGCATAACGATACCGGTCGTAATATCTTCGGTCATCCACATACTCTAAAAGCTTTTCCATGATATCTGCTTCGTCCGCTTCGTTCATTGCCTTAGTAATTGTGGCATGATACTCTGCTTCTGACAGATCCTTTATCATGTCGATCACTTCTCCCATTTCTTCTGTATTGACATTCTCAATCCCTTTTTCAATCTCACATAAGGATTTTTCAGCAAGGCATTCAAGCATTTTATGAATTCTTTCAATATGCATATACTAAGCCTCCCTTACTACAATTAAATTACTGTTCTGAACCTCGATAGTCTGTCCAGATGTATTCTGAACCGCTATTGTGCTGCAGCATCCACAAGGAACATCTACATAAACCTGTGCAGATACATTGAATAAGTTTTCTACTGCCGCAGGTGTCACGATCATTCTTGTAGACTGTAATGGTTCTCCGTCAATTGCGATTGCAAGAGAAATAGCTTCCACCGTTCCACCGGTTGGGATCTGGATATTTCCGCTATAAGATACAAGAAATCTTGCTTTGCACTGGTTTGTGATTCCTCTTAATTTAACTACTCCGCTTCCCTGTCTGTGAACGATACATTTTGTTCCGCAAACCGGTGTCTCAGTAAATGCGACATCTTCTCCCTGCAGGACAGTCTGTAAAGCATTGGCTGTAAATTCTGACATAATATTTTCCTCTCTTTCAAAAATATAAGGGCAAACATTAAAGTCTGCCCTTTGTGTTTAAGTAATACTGCTATGCAGACATAATCTTGTCGATTAAGATACTTTAATTATTCAGTTGTCTAACATCCGCATCCAGTATTGCAACCACATCCATACGGAATGTATGTGTTCGGGTTTGGCACCTGGTATGCTGGGATTGGTGATGGATTAACAGCGCTGATAATATGATTTGTCTGTGCTGTCATAGCGGTAGTCAGAAGTGCGTTCTGTCTATCCTGTGATGCTGCAAGTCTCAAATCATTATTTTCTGCCTGCAACGTTGCGATCTTATCCTGGCATAAGTAGTCAAGTATCGCTCTTGTTCCGGCATTCTGGCTGTCGATAATATCTCTCGTGTTGTTGTTCATGGTGTTCTGTAATGCGCAAGTGTTCTGCGCCATGTTGAAGTTTACACCCTGGATAGCTTCACGAGTTTCGCAGCAACAATTTGCAAGCTGAGACTGAATAGCATTTGCATTCTGCATTCCTGCTACTGTGTCCGCATTAATTGCCTGCTGAATGGTGTTAAATCCTGTCAGCATTCCGTTGTTTACTGCATAAAAGCCATCACAAAGACCATTTGTAATGCCATCAAGTTTACTTATGACTGCTGAATTGTCAAATCCTCTCTGGATATCAGCCTGTGTAGCCGCAGTTGCGGTATAACCGCCACCACCATTACCACCGAATCCATAACCGCCCCATCCACCGAATAAGGCAAAAAGGATAATGAGAACCCACCAACCACCATCGCCCCATGCACCATCATTACGGTTTCCACCAGTAACGGCGGCAATGTCCGCTAAACTTGGAGATGAATTAAACATATGTGTTCCTCCTAATAAAATTTATTTATACATAATCTTGCAAGAATAGTATCAATGTTTAAACTGGCTCATGATTTCTTCCGGGTTTAGACCTTTTTCTTTGCACAAATTTCTGGCAAGTTGTTCCAGCCCTTTACTGTCTCCACGGTTCATCATGTCGAATGTATTTTTCATGATCGGATTATTCGAAAATTGAGAGTTGCTCATCATTTGACTTAATATCATCTTAGGGTTTCCACCGCACTGGATCATCTGCATTAATTCATTCAGAATCGCTCTCTTTCTTTGCTCTGGTAGTCCTCTGTGACTGAGTTATTTTAGCTTCTATCTGGTCTAATCGCTCCATTATCGGGGCAAACAATGTTGCCGTGTCTTCTTTCGGTAATTCGTTCTGTTTTCCGTCTATCTTCGGTTTATATGTAACTGTCTGAATAAGTCCATTAGCACTCCACGATTTTATATAAACTTCTGATCCATCTGCTTTCGGGAAAATGGCAAATGGTGCATTCATGGGAACGTCATTCGCTGTGACTTCCTCAACAGAATTAACCATTCTTCCACAAAGTCCAGCTTGTTGCGGCATGATCTGTTGTGGGAATTGATGTTGAATCTGTTGTGGTTGTTGATATTGAGGATAAGAATACTGGTTATATCTCTGATACTCGTACATAATAAACCTCTCTTTCTATCTTCATTTTATTATTAACAACACAATTGAACCACCCCAGTAAAACCCCATTAAAAGGACACAAAAAAGACACCCTTAACGGATGCCTTTAATGAGGAGAAAATTATGTGAAATGTTGTCCAGTTACCTTAAGAATTTTATGTTGCATTTTTACGTTGATACGTCCTGCTGTCTTCGTTGAAACATGCATAATTTCTGCACATTCTTCCAGAGACTTTTCTTTCTTCCGTAAATCAAAGAGCGTTTCTTCTGTCGGTGTGAAATCACACAATTCTTTTATATGCTCTTTTTCTTCTTTGGTAAAGCACGTAACAATGTTTTTCATTTGCTTTACCTCATTGGGGGAGTTTCCGGCTATGACGGTGAGTTGTTGTCTCGCTTGAGTTCCACTGCATTAATTAAAGAAAGGTGGATAACCAAGTATGTATGGTTAACACATTATTATAATAACATATTATTCCATTTTCGTTGTACC